GATACCTTTTAATTGGGCAGGCGACAAAGCATTACACTTTGACGCAACTAAATTTGGATTATATTTAAAAGATACTGTATGTATTCCTGAAGGAGTACAACATGTCAAAGCAAATGTTCAAGATGTAATTACAAAAGACGGTGCAGTTGATAAAGTTATATTAGATAATGGCGAAGAAGTCACGGCAGATTTGTTTATTGATTGTACTGGTTTCAAATCGTTATTATTAGGCAAAGCATTAAATGAAGAATTCATAGATTATTCTCCTATCTTACCAAACAATTCAGCATGGGCGACAAGATTACCTTATAAAGATAGAAAAAAAGAAATGAATTTATATACAGATTGTTTAGCTATGAATAATGGTTGGGTATGGAAAATACCTTTATGGACTAGGTGGGGAAGTGGTTATGTATATTCAAACAAATATATTTCAGACGAAGACGCATTACAAGAGTTTAAAGACTTTATTAAAAAGAAAGATTATACTAGTGCTAATGTAGATGAATTAGAATTTAAAAATATTAAGATGAGAGTTGGCCGTCATAAAAGATTGTGGGTCAAAAATGTATGTGCTATTGGATTAGCAGGTGGTTTTATAGAACCATTAGAGAGTAATGGTTTATATTCAGTACATGAATTTTTAAATGAGTTGGTAAAATCAATAGGTGGCGATAGAGCCGGTCACTATACATCATATGATAGAAATGAATTCAATCATTCTGTAACCTCAAAGTTTGATGGTTTTGCAGCCTTTGTTGCTATGCATTATTCATTATCACATAGAGATGATACAGAATATTGGAGAGATGTTAACGAAAGAGATTATGTTGAAGAGTGGGAAAAAATGGGTCATGCAAAACATAATCCATTTGTGGATTCTTTTAGAAGAAAAAATATTGATGGTAATTGGTCACTATATGAAGGATTAAATTGTATTGCTCCAGGAATGAGATGGAATATTTTAAGTGAAGGCCTTGTAAGTTTAACGGATGCCGTAGAAAATCCAGTACAAAATTATAATACTTTTTGGGAAGAGAGTATTAGAAAATTAAATGCAAGAAGTAAGAGTTGGTCAGAGATAGCTAAGAGACTACCAAGCACTTACGAATTTATTAGAGATGAGTTTTTTGATGGTAAAGATGAAATCACACCCGAATAATAAAAATAAAAACTTTATTGCTGGTTGGTATATAGATAAATCTGTTTGTGATGATTTAATAGATTTTTTTGAAGATACTACAACTGAAAAGTGGAAAGGCGGTTTTGGAAAAGACGATATTCCAAATCCACTTATTAAAGATAGTACAGACACCGTTTTTTGGCCTAATACAAATGACAAGAGATGTATGAATTATTATAACGAGTTAGAAAAATGTGTACCTGAATATATAAAATTATATCCTGAAACTAACGAAACTGAAAAATGGTCAATTTGTAGATATGGTACACAAATACAAAAATATAATCCAGGTGGTGCTTATTTCAGAGAACATTTTGAAAGAGCGTTAGGACCAGTTTCAGATAGATTTTTAGTTTACATGACATTTTTAAATGATGTGACAGATGGTGGCGGTACATATTTTAAGTATCAAGATTTAGAAATTAAAGCCGAAAAGGGTTTGACAATAATATGGCCTACTGATTTTACTCATACTCATAAGGGTGTAGTATCAAATACTCAAACAAAATACATTGCAACTGGATGGTATGCATTTGAGGATATGGGAGAATTTAAGAATTATGCATAATATAAAAGAATTAACTATGGAACAGCATAAGAATGCTGAACGACAAGAGTTTGTAAAAACTTTAATGTCAGGTAATATTAATAAACAATTGTACGCAACATATCTTTTTAATCAGTTAAAGTGTTATTCTGTATTAGAAAAATATGCTTTAGCAAACTCTTTGTTTTTAGATTTGCCTGGAATAGAAAGAGCCCCACACTTGCATTATGACTATGAGGCATTATGGACAAACGAATATGAAAAACCACCTGTACAAGAAAGTACAGAAAAGTATGTAAAACACATAGAGACTATCAAAGATGACGCTGAAAAATTATATGCTCATATCTATGTAAGACATATGGGCGATTTATCTGGTGGTCAAATGATTAGAAAGAAAACACCAGGACCTAATAGATACTATAAATTTGCAGGTCTACAACAACAAGAATACAAAACAATAATCAAAGAAAAAGTTGAAGCATACATGAATGTTTATCAAATAAATGTTTTAGCTGAAGCAAGGTTTTGTTTTGAAAGTGCAACACAATTATTTAAAGAGATGAGGAGTTTGGATGCTTTGGGACATTTTAATTAAGAATACTAATACTATGATAGACATGCTCAACGCTTCATGTGAAGAGTATAAAGAACCAGGTATGGAAAGATTTAACACCGAAGAGTTTGGCTGGGTCAATAGAACATGGAAGAATAAAGATATACGAAGAGCACATGTTGATGTAGTTGATGTAAGAGATACTAAAAAATTATGGATGTGTCATGTATGTTTATTTCCAAATACTACAAATGGCGGACCTATATATGGTTTTGATGTAATATGTGGCGCTAGAAAAATCACAGGTGCCTTTCACGATTTCAGTCCATTACTTAAAAAAGAACACCCTTTGACAACATGGTTTGTAGATGATGTAAAACATTATAAACCTAGCAAAGATAGAGAATTGCCTGATTGGGCAAAAGCAATTTTTAGTCCTGGTATGATAGCAGCTGGTAATATACAAGAAGATGAAGAAGCTCAACAAGTATGTGATATATCTTTAGGAACATTAAATCACTATATAAGACATATAGGTGAATACAATGGTGATAGTGATGAAAAAGATGTTATTGAGGCACAAAACTATTACTGTACTCATCAACAAATGAATCCACATACACCAAAAGTTATGGAAAGACTTGGTTTACCAGAGGAAGACATTAAGTTGTTTTGTTCCGATAATCTATTCCCCAAGATAAAATAACTATTATAAATATACCGTAGAGGAACAAAAAGGTATAAGATATGGCAAAACCATCAACAAGACAACAACTCAAGGAATATGCTTTAAGAGCATTAGGACATCCTGTAATAGAGATTAACGCAGATGATGACCAACTTGAAGATAGAATAGACGAAAGTTTACAGTATTTCGCACAATATCATTATGACGCTATTAGACGGACTTATTTAAAGTACCAGTTAACAGAGGCTGAAAAGGCTAGATTAATAGGTAACTCTAGTGAGACTGTGACTGTGGATTCTACAACCACAGAATGGTTAGAACAAAACAATTACTTGAATGTTCCCGAAGGTGTTTTGTCTGTAATTAATATCTTTCCTTTTTCAAACAAAGGTAATCTAAACTTATTTGATGTAAGATACCAATTAAGATTAAATGACCTATACGACTTCTCATCTACAAGTGTAATCAATTATGATGTTGTTATGAGACAACTAGACTTTTTGGACCACATACTAGTAGGAGAAAAACCTTTAAGATTTAATCAAAACGATAACAGACTGTATATTGACATGGATTGGAAAAATGATTTAGCAGTCGGCGAATATCTAGTTATTGAGTGTTATAGAGAATTAGACCCTACAAAACATTCAGATGTTTATAATGACTTATATCTAAAAAGATATGTCACAGCAAAATTCAAAGCACAATGGGGTGCCAACTTATCTAAATTTAATGGTGTTGCCATGTTAGGTGGTGTTTCATTAAATGGTGCAGAAATTTATTCACAAGCATTAGCTGAGATTGAAAAACTAGAAACAGATATTAGAAGTACATACGAATTAAATCCAGCAATGATGATAGGATAATGACATGCCAGTTAATCACTACTTTCAGGCAGGTAAGGGCATTGGTAACCACGCAGAGAAAAGGTTACACGAAGATTTAATCGTTGAAGGCCTAAAGATTTATGGCCAAGATGTTCACTACCTACCTCGTACATTAGTTAATCAAGACCTTATTTTAGGAGAGGACACCTCTTCTCGTTTTGATGATAGCTATGCTATCGAAATGTACTTTGAAACAAATGAAGGTTTTGCTGGCGACCAAGAATTAATCAACAAGTTTGGTTTAGAAATAAGAGACGATACAACCTTAATGGTTGCTAAGAGAAGTTGGGATTATTTAGTTGGTAATAAATCAAATCTAATAGCTGCAGGTAGACCAAATGAGGGTGATGTAATTTATGTACCCTTAATGAATTCGTTTTTTGAAATACTATTTGTAGAAGACCAAGAACCTTTCTTTCAATTAGGCAACTTACCAGTTTACAAACTTCGTGTCACTCGTTGGGAATATTCAAACGAACAAATCAATACAGGCGTTGAGGGTATTGATAAGGCTGAAGATGAGTATTCATTAAATTACTTTAAACATAAGATGTCATTAGAAGATGGCCAGGCTGCATTAGATGGCGAAGGCTCAATTATGTTAGAACAAGGTTATAACACAGGTAAAAATGCTTTCTTAATGTTAGAAACTTATGTTGGAGAAAGTCCAGAATTTACACAAACACAATCAGCATATGCAGACAATCTAAATTTAAATACAGAAGCGGGTTATACAACTGAAAGTCTTGCAGACGATATCATAGACTTTAGCGAAAGAAACCCATTTGGGGAGATTGATGAATAATGGATAGAGATAGAACAAAACAATTATTAGAACATACTAATAAAATGAATAAACAAAAAAAAGAACTAGAGATGTCTAAAAATTTAAGAAAAGAAGTTGAAATTGGTGCAACAGGCACACAAAGATATAGAATTAAAAACGGACCTAATAAAGGTAAGATACTATAATGTTTGGTAACCATTATTACAATCAAAGTTTTAGAAAGTTGACCGTAGCGTTTGGTCAAATTTTTAATAATATACTTGTACAAACAAAAAACAAAACTGGTGGTGTGACAGGTCGAATGAGAGTACCTTTAGCATATGCACCAAAAGAAAAGTTTATACAAAGATTAGACCAACAATCTGATTTGAATAACAGAGAGTTTGCTGTTGTATTGCCTAGAATGGGATTTGAGATTACAGGTTTGGCATATGATGGTTCAAGAAAACTAACTAGAGTACAGAAAAGAGTTAAGGTTAAAAATGATGAGACTATGAATTTTAATTATCAACCTGTACCTTATGATATTAGTTTTAATTTATATACATTTACAGCAACTGCCGAAAATGGTTTGCAAATTATTGAACAGATATTACCCTACTTTCAACCAGATTATACGGTAACAATTAATGCCGTTCCTGAAATGGATATTAAAACAGATGTACCTATTATTCTAAATGGTGTACAATATGAAGATACTTATGATGGCAGTTTTACAAATAGAAGAGCAGTAATTTATACATTAGGATTTACAGCAAAAACATATCTATATGGTCCTATGAATAACAGTAAGATTATTAGAAAGGTAACAGCTGACGCTTCTGCTGATTTACCAAATGCATTAACACAAGAGAAAATAGTTATTCAACCTAATCCAACAAGTGCAGACGCAGATGACGATTTCGGATTTACAACAACAATAACTTTTTATGAGAACGGTGAACAATAATGAGCAAATTAGAAGATAGCGTAAACGATTTATTAGGTATTGAAAAGAAAAGTGAGGTTGCAATTTCAGACTTTGAACAACCAGCACCAGTACCTAGAACAATAGATGAAAAGAAAGACGATATTGATAATGATTATACAAACAGTAGAGACAACTATTATCATTTAATCGACAAAGGTAATGAAGCTATTGAAGGTATATTAGAAATTGCTAAAGAGGGTCAACACCCTAGAGCATATGAAGTTGCAGGACA